TTTCGTTCTCCCCTTGGAGATTTGCCCGGAAGAACTGGGCTATCTTAGTTCGGGGCAGTATGCGGAATTGAGGATTCGAGGCTTTATGAGCAGGAAGGGGTTCGAGGTAGATACGATAGAGCATTCGCGATAAAAAAAGCACATTGCTGTATGAAGCAGCCATCAGGGGCTTTGTTTTGAATAGGAGGCAATTATGCGGATTCCTGGAAAAATCAAGATAGGTGGCTACATGGTTGAGGTTGAGTTCGAAAGCAACCTAATGACGGATAGACAGCACAATGGAGAATATCACCCGAGGACACAAACCATAAAAATTGACAAAGACTGTTCAGAGCAGGAAAGAGAAGAAGTGTTTATCCATGAGGTATTGGAAGCGATAAAAGCAATTTATGACATTCCGCTGGAACACAGGGATTTGACGCTCATAGCAACTGTGCTGCATCAGATTATCAAGGATAATCCGGAGATATTCAGGAGGGGCAGAAGCATAGTCTAACAACGATATTGATTCCCGGGAGGTGAGGCCATGAGCGAAGAACAGGCGAAGTATAATGCTATTTCTCCGCAGGAGCGCAAACTGCTGGACATTATCAAAGAGCTTGACTATGGGGAGATTGATAAAATCATTGTCAAGAAAGGCGAACCGGTATTTGTGAAGGTGGCGACGAAGGATATAAAGCTGGATTAGGGAGGGTTGATGTTGCTGTATATTATTGACGATCTTTTGTGCAATCGGGTAGAGGCTTCTCCTGGCAAATGGGTAATAGCACGTCCCATAAACTATAAATACCGTTCTATCACGCAAAGGATTAAAGAGGCATGGGCAGTGTTTACTGGGGAGGCAGAAGCGGTTAAGTTTTTATCCAACAAATAAACTGAGAAAATCCGGAAAGAATTTGCCCCAAGTGTGGCAGGAAAATGCTTGATATTGATTAAACAAACATAAACAACTTAATATTTCAATCTCATTAACCTGAGAACAGGGGAGATAGAGGGCTAAAGGCAAGACAAGCACTTGCTTTTAGTTCTCCGTCTCCCCTTTTTTTATTGTCTATGAAGGGTGGTGATATTATTGCCGGTTTATATAGAAGAATCAGCCACAACTGAAGAGATAGCCTTCCTACATGATCCCGGAGAAAATTTATTATCACGAAAAGAAGAAATGATCCAGGAAGCTATAAGAAAGTGTATGGACTGGTTTGAGGCTGATCGGGCCGCAAAAGAGTTTTACATGGAAGAAATGGAAGAACTTTACAAGCTCTACAAGGGGGACCACTGGGACCTTAAAGGTGCTGACGGCAGAATACTGAGAACTCCTTCGCAAAAACGAGCCAGGCCCAATGCGGTAGAAAATATCACATTCGCGCTAATAGAAGGTTTTGTCTCTGAGTTTTCACAAGACCTGGACATTATAGATTACCCGGTAGAAAAAGGCGACGAAGAAGCGGCCAGAGTAATGACCGACCTCAAGAAATTTATTGCCTATAAAAACCGGGTAGAAATAGAGCGCGAGAAATATTTAAGATGGTATTTCCTTTACGGGACTGGAATCTGGCACCCCTATTGGGATCCGACCTGGAAAGGCGGCAAGGGTCCTAATAGGTGGCAGGGCGAGGTAAGATGGCGGGCGCTGCATCCCCAGTTAGTCTATCCTGACGCCAGATGCAGGGACAGTATAGAAGACGGACGCAGGGTACACAAGGCAATCTGGCGGACACTGGAATATATACGTGAAGAGTTCGGAGAAAGCGGCATGGAAGTAATGCCGGATTCCGTAAATTACGACATGCTTATTGGGGACGAATATGCTGTCCCCACAATGGAAGAAGGCGAGGAGCAGGCATTAGTTATCGAAACATGGTACAAAGGACACCCGATGATTCTTGATGAAGACGAGGACGACTTGGGGCCGGGGCTTCATGTTATCTGGTGGGCAGGCGAAGGAAACAACGTTTATTTAAAACATGCCAACTACGTATATTACGATCCTGGCGAAGAAGCAAGTTTTCCGTTTATTTTCAGGCAATGCTATCCCAGGGAAAATTCAATATGGGGATTCGGCGAAGCTCACTGCTTGAAGTCTCCGCAGATTATCAGAAACAAAACCGGGGAAATCATCATCGAATCACACATGCACCATGCAATGGGGCAGACATTGTATCAGGAGCAGGCTTTAAGTCCCAAACAACAAAAGATGATTATGGAAAGAGGAACGCTGCCCGGCATGTGGTTCCCCGTTAAAGACTTAAACGGGATCAGAAGGGAGACGCCGGGAGCGGGTGTTGCCCAGACCTTGCCCGGAGAAATGGGCCGGTTGCAGAACGTCATGGAAACCCTGGTAGGCCGATTTGACATAAGCCAGGGAAGAACGCCAGGATCTGTTACGGCTTTCAGGGCCTTAGACCTGCTGGCGTCCAGGGCGCAGGTGAGGCTGAGATCGAAAGAAAGGTCAATCGTTTCGGCTTATGAGGATTTAGGTAACTATACGAACAACCTCATAGCTAAGTTTTATACGTACCGCCGAGCATACCGTATATTGGGCGAGGAAGGCGTAAGCGATACGCTTTACGGTATGTTTGAAGTTGAAGATATACTCAAAGTTTATATTTTTGACACTAATGAAGTTCTTTCATACAGGGGATTTGAGCCGGGAGGCCTCGTCGAAGGTCAGAACTATGAAGTCTACTCTCCGGAATTTGATACGAAATGCAAAGTTTCAACGAGTATGCCGACGGACCGCCTATTCTATATGGAGATGGCAAAAGAACTGTATATGGCAAGACTTATTGATGAAACCATCTTCTGGTATGTAATCGACAAAGGCAAGTTTCCCCCTGTTAAAGAAATTGAGGAAAGAATGCAACAGCAGATGGCAGGGCAACAGGCTATGCAAGGAGGTGGTATGCCGCAAGGGTTAAAGGCAATAGAAGGTTTACTGGCAGGAGCAGCGCCACAGGGAATGCCGACAGGGAATGCCCCCCCAGGAATTGCCGGGCAGCCTGATTCGGTAGAGATGGCACAAAAAGTTATGTCAGAGAGGCCGGATCTCGCTCAGGCCTTCCTGTCTTTACCGCCGGAGCAACAGGAGAAAGTAGTTGAAAGGATGCTTACGGGAGGCGGTTATTGATGCCTTTGAAGCCGGGGAGTTCTCAAAAAACAATCAGCGAAAATATAGCGGAATTAATCGGGAGCTATAAAAAAAATGGCAAGATAGGCAATACGAAACCACGAAATCTGGCACATGCCAAAAAAATAGCCGCAAAGATTGCCTATGAACATGCCGGCAGGGGTAGCCCCACTGCTAAAAAAAAGAAGAAAAAGAAAAAATAGGCTTTACTACCCGCATTCAGCGGGTTTTTTATTGCCCTCTATAAAGGGCTGGCGACGTGGAAAGACACGGGAACTGGCAAATGCCTGACAACGCGGAAAGGCGCGGAATAAATGACAACGCGGAAAGACGCGGGAATGGAGGAGTTAATCATGTTTGATGAGCGTTATCTTGATCTCCAGTTTTTTGCCGAAGACCCGGCAGAAGATGACGATCTGACCGAGGAAGAATTCGGAGAAGAGTTTGACCTGGAAGAAGAGGACGAAGAGGAAGTCGAAGAAGAGGGCGAAGAAATCAAAGAAACAGTCGGGAAAAAAGATGAAGATGAAAGAAATGAAGGGTCTGAGCCAAAAGACGAAAAGTATTTTACCAAAACGGACGTAGAGCGGATCATTCAGGAGCGTTTTCTTCGCGACCCTAGCCGCGTAGCCGCCAAACAGCTTGAAGAAATAACTGGCATGACGTTGCCGCAGATAGCGGAATATATCCGGCAAAAGCAGGAAGAAGAAGAGGTCTCCAATCTGGTAGAGGAAAAAGGCTGGGACGAGGAAGACGCAAAAAGGCATGTCCAGGCCAAAAGGCAGAACAGGGAGCTATCACAAAGGGCCAGAATAAGCGAGCAGCAATTACAGGTGATGCAGGGCCAGTTTAACTACATTCAAGACAAGGCGAAATTTGCTAATGATCCGCTAATCAGAAAGTATGAGGCGGAGATAGATGCTTTCTCTCAATATGGGAGAGATTGCACTTTTGAGACCGCTGTAAATTACGTCTTGGGCAAGAAGGTAAGAAGCGGGGAACTGATAGACGCCATCAAGAACGGAGCGGTAAACAGAACGCTTGCCAACCTGGAAAAGCAGAACAAGGTCAAGGTTGAGCAGGGTTCTTACAGTGGTAGGTCTGCCGCCGAGGAAGGGCTTGACCCGTTTACTAAAAGCATGGCGGCCAGATTCGGGCTAAGTGCCAAAGAAATAAAAGCAGAACAAGCAAGAATTGCCCGTGAAAGAAGAGGCGGGCGCAGATAAAACCTCTGAAACAAGGGGTTTTAAATTTTTTAATGTGTGAGGTGAAGATAGATGTTTACTCCCAAAAGAATTACAGAGGGTTTCGAGCCGGCTTATCATAAGATGGGCTTTTCTCCTAACCCTGTACCTTACGAACTGACACCCAATACTGCTTTTCCGAAAGGGTCTATGGTTGTGCTGACCAATAACAAGGTGGCGCTGGCAGCGGCTGCTTCTGTTACCGGGATATTGGGCGTAATGGCCGAAGACATCGGGCAGGCGGACAATCCTTCCGATAAAATA